GCTGACTTGCGCGTTTCCATCAACAGTAAGACCATCGGCTACAACACTACCAGTAACGTCTATACCTGTGGAGGTTGTGGCTAGTTTAGTTGCGTTGTCATATTTTAGTCTTGCCTGTCCGTCTTGAATAAACTGCGCGCTAATCTCAGTTCCCGATGCGTTCATAATTCGAACATCGTCTCCGAGTATTCGTATTTGCCCAGTGCCAGCATCTTGGATAAAGCTATTAGAACCATCATGATAAATCTGTAGGTCAGAACCTAGACCGAAGATAGCCTTGTCGTTGTCTCCAAAGCTAATGTCAGCACCACCAGTAGTATTACCGATAGCCAAAGTCTGTGCTAATGTCTCACCACCACCCGCTGTACTAGAGACAGTAAAGTTAGGGTATGTACCTGAAATAGTAGTACCACCTGCACCCGTAAGGGCTACAGTCTGGTCAGGGGCTGTGTTAGCAATCTCACCACCTGCGGAAAGACTAATGCCTGTACCTGCGCTTAAAGCGGCTACTACATTGGCAGTGTCCGTTACGTCTGCACTTGCTTCAATACCGTTTAGCTTGCTGTGGTCAGCGTCTGTAAATACATTTGAATCTGTAGCACTCTCAACTAATGTTCTAATCTCTGCCGCTGTTTGGTCAGCAGTAGCACCTGATTCAATACCGTCTAGTTTAGAACCGTCAGTCGCAACGTCACGACCATCAATAGTACCGTCAGTAGTTAAGTTACCAGAGATTACAGGAGTAGTAAGAGTTTTGTTTGTAAGGGTCTGTGTACCTGTTAGAGTAGCTACTGTGCTATCAATGTTTAAGGTCACAGCGTTACCTGTAGCACTAGAGTCTAAACCTGTGCCACCTGTAACAGTAAGTGTTTCTGAGTCTAAATCAATTGCTATCGTGCCTGAGTCAGTAGTAACGTCCAAGTCCTGTGCGGTTACTTGGGAATCTACATAGGCTTTAATGGATTGTTGAGTAGCAAGTTTAGTGGCACTGTTTGATGCCATATCGTCTTCGTCTTTAATACCAGTAACGGTTGCACCATCACCTACAATATTAAGACTTGTGTTTGCTGTTAGAGTTGTACTTGTAACAGGGGCGGCTGTCGCACCACCAATAGTAGTTCCGTCAATAGCACCACCATTAATATCCGCTGTAGGGATAGTTACAGTGCCAGTGAATACAGGGCTTTCTAGGTTTGACTTGGTAGCTACCGCAGTTGCGATGTTATCAAACTCTGTGTTGATTTCAGCCCCTTTAACTATTTTATTGGGGTCGCCAGACGGTAAGGAATCTTTAGTAGAAAAGTTCGTTGTTTTAGTATAATTAGACATTAAGACACCTGTTTAATTCTGGGAATAAATAATGAAAAAGAAGGCAAAGAAAAAGGAAAGGGACTCCCTATTGGAAGCCCCTTAGTTTTACTACTAGCCGTTTACAGCGATGTTGAATGCCGCGTCTGGACGTAGAACAGCAGTGCCGTACAGAGTGTCAGCAGTGTAAAGAGTAGCAAGGAAGTCCTGCTTGTACTGAGTCTGTGAACGAACACCCATTTGCTCTGCAAGAACCATTGCGTCTTTGTGGAACAACATAGCTTGTTTAACGTCACCACCTGCGCTGTTAGCCGCGGCAGTTTCGATGATTGGGCAGTTAGAAGAAACAAAGATGTCAATACCGTACAAGTTACCGATTTGACCATTGTTTACAACTTTACCATCTACGAAGTCGCTAGAAGAGTAACGGTCGATACCCATGATAGCGTTACGTACTGATGGTGGTACTACTAGACAACGATTGTCCATTGGTACGTCAGCATCATCCATTTTTTGGATAAGCTCACGGAAACCTGCATCGTTGAATACGTCACCTGCCGCTACAGAGTCTACAGCATAAGCCTCAACACCAGTACCGCCAGAGAAGTTGTAAGTACCAGTACCAACGTAATCACCACCGTTGTCACCGAAAGACTTGCCTAGTTCAAACAAGCTAGTGTCTACTTGTTTAGCTAGAGCGTAACCTGCGTCACCTGTGTAGAACTGACGAAGTGAAGACAATGCTTGAGTCTCAGTGATGTCTTCGATAAGACGTGAGTACTCGAAGTGCTTGTCTAAAGCGATTTGTACTTCGCCTTCGTTAGCGTTCTGTACAGTAACAGCTGTACCTTCTGCTTTAGCGTGAGCATCGCCACGAACAGGCTTAGGAATGTGAAGAGTATCACCTTTCTTGCCAGTCATAGATAGCTTCTTAACTAAGTTAGCTAGTACTAGGTTAGATTGATAAGCGGCAACAACTTCGTCACTCCAGATTTCTGGGATGAAAGTAGCCGCGCTAGTGTTGTCTACGAAACCGCCATTTGCGGGATAAGTTGAATCAGTCATTTTAAATTCTCCAAAATAATATTAGTTTCGTACCCTCCCTTCTGAATACGCTTGCATAATCTCATTTGATAATGCTTGGTATCTATCTGGGTCAGTACGCATTAGTTTAATAATGTCTGCGCGTCTATAAACCTTTTTAGCTGACTGTTCACCACTACCTCTGGCACTGCCTGTGGATGCGGATTTAACAGCACGTTTCCTTTCGTTCTTCTCGTTGACAGCAGTTTGTTTGACAACCTCTTGACGTTCCTTCCATAAAGAGAAAAGTTCATCAGCGGCTTCATAATCATACTGTGTGTCAGCCTGAGCGAATAGCTGTTGACGTATCTTTGAATCCTTAATCCAGTTTACAAACTTCTCATTCTGCAAAATCTCCTGCATATCAGGGTGTTTACCTTGCAGTTTGTTCAGTGCTGTAGACTGACGATACTGGTTGCTGATTTGTTCAGCTTCCTTAATCTTAGGATGATTGTCAATAGCTCTAGCGACTGCCTTGTCGGGGTCACTAAAAAAGTCTACTTCTTCGTCAGAAGATTGTGTTACTTGTGTTTCTTGGGCGGAGAGTTGTGTCTGTATGTAGTCATCAACAACCTTTCTTAGTTCACCTACTTCAGAGCTTTGCTTACCTAAGAGTTTCTCAGCTTCTTGGTGCATCCTTACAATATCTGCTGTGGACTTTCCTTGATACTTCTCAGGTACTTCTGCTTCGGTTTGTTCAAGAGTTCCCTCTTGTTCTGCTTGAGGCTCTTGCTCTACTTCTTGGTTATCAATGTCTTTCTCTTCTACGTCCTGCTCTAGACGCTCTTCTATTAGTCTTGCCATCATTAAACTCCGTGATTTAATCATTATGGAGGTGTATTAAAATGTAAGGGTTCCGATGTACGAGTTATCCTTACGGTTAAAAGTTACGCCTTTGTTGCTCTCATGTGTGACTCTCTTCTTTTGACCCACTTACGTGTTTCCTTCCAAGAGTCACCTGCATCAATCTTAACTGGCGTAACTATCTTTCTAGCTTTAAGTTGACAATCAGGACAATCAATTTCTGTAGTTTCTGTATCTACTAGCTTCTCATTGACATGACCATCATCACAGCGAAAGTCGAACATTACCCTCATACTTCTAGTTCTATTTCGTCTTGTTCTTCATTTTGCTGTTGTTTAGCTGTTTCTATCTGCGCTTCTAGGTTCAGCATATTAGCCATGACTACAAGTTGTCCCTTACGAAAGTAAAGGTCTTTGTCATCTTTACAGGCTTCTACTGAGTTGACCTGTTCTGCACTTCCTTTAATGTCCTGCATTAGGTTTACCCAACCATCTGAACGGAACATTTCTTCAAAGGAACGATAGTACTTCTCAAGTTCTACATCTGTTGTCATAAACTGTTTCTCCTTAGTGGACAGCTTTAATTAATAATTTAAATAACATACTTAATGTATATTATAGTAATATTATACCATATTTGGTCACAAAAGTCAAGAACTATTTTCTATGTCTTGCTGTTTTCTTTGCAATCTTTTTAGGTTGTTTACTAACTTGTTTACCCGCTTTGGTGTCAGCACGTTTCTTACGTGTCGTAGCGGCATATTCCTTCTTGGTCAAAGCCTGTCGTGCCTTCTTGGGCAAGTAACGCTCACCTGTAGCCTTCTTACCTTGCGTACTGGGTTTGCCTGACTTAGTGCCCCACTCCTGCTTAGTCCACTTCTTAAGGCTTTTCTGTGACTTCTTTAGTGCCATTACCTGTATCCTCCACCCTTAGCTTTGTACTCTTTAGCGAGCATCTGTGCTTTCCTAGCAGACCACTGTCCTGCCTTACCGCCCTTAGTACCTGCCTTAATCTTATTAAACAGGTTCTTACGCATGGTAGGTTTAGTGTAGTTACCTGCCTTGTTTACTGTGGATTTCTTTTTAACTGGCATAATTACTTGCCTTTTTTCATTGGCTTCTTTTTAGGTTTAGCTGTAGTTTTCTTCTTAGGTGGTCTCCCAACTTTACTACCGTATGTACCTTTACCGTATGGCATGATTATCTCCTCGTTACCATTTAACTTTATCAGCCCAATAAGCCGCAGACATTTTACCTTTGGATATGTTCCTACCGTGTCTAGCCTTAAAGGACTTACGTTTAGCTTTCATCTTAGCGGACTCACCTGACTTAGGTTTACCCGCAGTCTTTGCTCCCTGCTCACCGAAGCGTATGGTCTTAATCTTGTCACCTTCTTTAGCCACTACCACATGAGACTTCTTGGCATGGCTAGGTGTACGCTTTGGTTTGT